GATTTCCGCTTCGATTATGCGTGGCCGTTGCTGCACATCGCTGTCGAGCAGCAAGGCTTTCGCGACCACAGCACGCGCAAAGGGCTGCAGCGCGATTATGAGAAGCTGAATCTCGCGCAGTCACTGAACTGGAAGGTGTATCAGTTCACGCCGAAACAGTTGCAATCCGTCGATACGATTGAGTGGTTGCGCGTGCAATTGGGCACACCATGAAGCCCTATTATGAGCACGGCGGGATCACGATCTACCACGGCGACTGCCGTGAAATACTCCCGACGATTAGCGGTGATGCCCTAGTCACGGATCCGCCCTATGGCATCGGCTGGTCACGAGCCACATGGAGCGATGATCCAGCGGAATATCCGGCCTTGATGGCGTGGCTCGTATGTGAAGGGCAGCGCCTAGGCGGCTGGTGCTTTGTGTTTCAAGCGATGCCTAACGTGGGCCATTTCTCTGAATGGTTCCCCAAGGGATATCGGATCTTCGCGGCGTGTAAAGACTTCGCCCAAATCAGACCAACCGGGGTCTGGTATTCTTGGGATCCAGTCATATTCTGGAATAGCGGGCCGAATAGCGGGCCGAATACCAGGCATATTAATCGCGATTATCACGTGGGATCCGTGGCGGGCCTGTTTAGGGACCGTATCGGACATCCATCGCCGCGCCCACTCGACACGATGCAACATATCGTGCAACTCGCAGCCCCGAGGGATGGCTGTGTGGTGGATCCCTTTGCTGGTAGTGGCACGACGCTAGTAGCCGCGAAATCAGTCGTTCGATGCGCCATCGGTATTGAGATCGAAGAACGCTATTGCGAGATCGCCGCGAAGCGCCTCGCGCAAGACGTGCTGCCACTAGAATCAGACCCAGTCAACGAACCGTCGCAAATGCAGTTGAGTCGTGTAGAATGATTCCGGCGGGCGCCGATCAAGGCCCCTGTTGTGACGTGCTTACTCCACGCCACGAGCCCGCCGCTTTCACACCTGAGTAAGAGGTGCTTATGATTTATCCGGCCACGCTTGAGCGTTCACGCGATCTCTTTCATCGCATCATCGCTGCCTGCCCTGACGCCACGAGAGGCGAGCTGATTGTGGCGTGCATTAGCGTGGCGAGTGTGCTTTTGAAAGACGCGCCTGGACAACAACATCTTCCAGACCTTGACCAGTTTCTCGACCTCGGCGCAGAACTCTCCGCAGAACTACTCACGCGCGTTCAACAATCCACGACGCTGCGTGAATCGTGAGCGGTGTCAACGGGAATGGCCACGCGCCGCTGCCCGCGCGTGTGCTGTCCCTGCTCTCGGCCGACCATATCGTTATCCGGCCTGTGCGCTGGCTGTGGAAGGACCGTATCGCCTTGGGCACGCTGTGTTTGGTGGGCGGGCGCGAAGGCATTGGGAAATCTCTCTTCGCGTATTCGCTCGCCGCGCAACTGACTCGGGGCCTCCTGCAAGGCGTCTACTTCGGTCAATGCCGTGCCGTCATCATTGCCGCGTCCGAAGATAGTTGGGAACATACGATTGTGCCGCGGCTTATGGCGGCCGGCGCCGACCTCACGAAAATCTATCGCGTGAATGTCACGACGCCGAATGGTGATGACACGGCGCTGTCGTTGCCCGTTGACCTACTTGAGTTGACACGCGTCGTGGCAATCGCTGATGCCGCCTTGATTCTCCTCGACCCGCTCCTCTCGCGCATCGGTGGCAATCTCGACACGCACAAAGATGCGGAAGTGCGCAAGGCGCTCGAGCCCATCGTGACGCTGGCCGACCGCTCAGGCGCCAGCGTCGTCGGCTTGATTCACGTCAATAAATCCAGCAGCACGGACCCGCTCACGATGCTCATGGGCAGCCGCGCGTTTACCGCTGTGGCCCGCACGGTGCTGTTCGTGATGAAAGACCCCGACGACCCGACGAAGTGTCTCCTCGCGAATGCGAAGAACAACTTGGGCCGCATGGATCTCAAGAGCCTGCAATTCACGATTGCCGAAGTGACCGTCAGTGAAACCGATGAAGGGGAGGTGACGACCGCGCAATTGCGCTGGTGTGGCGAATCCGAGCGCACGTTGCAGGATGCCCTCGACGCCAGCAGCGGCACGCGCGCCGAACAAGGCGCCACCAAAGAAGCCGCCGACTGGCTCGAGGATTACCTCACCAGCCACGGCGGGGCCGCTGAATCCAAAGACGCCAAGCGCGACGGCCAGAATGCCGGCCACGCCGAGCGCACCCTCAAGCGCGCGGCCAACGACCTCCGCTGCACAGTCGGGCCAGTCCCCGGCTCCTTTCCTCGCCGCACCTTTTGGGCATTACCAGTCAGGCCAATCGATCCGGCCCCACTAGACGACGTCCTCACGTTTGAGTGATTTTCCTAATGTTTTCCCATACAGGCCAAATGCCTCACGTCTCCTTCTACACTGGCCCAACAGCCTCATATTTATATCTCTCTTATCTTAAAAGTAACCCCCAGTGGGGCCAGGGCCAAGCACACGGAGACGTCGCGCGCGCGCGTTCATCATTATGCGATTATTTCTGCCCAGCTTGACGGATATGGCATGATTCAGCTTGACAACCTGAACAAGAACCAGATGCCACGTAAAGGCGGCGTGCCCGAAAACCTCATCCCTGGCCATCGTCCTGGCCGCGGGCGTCCGCTTGGCAGCAAGAACAAGATCACGCGCGAGACGTGGGACGCCGAAGTCCGCTACCTCGCACATAGCAACATCATCGATGCCTTCACCGCCGTGCATGGTAACAAGCGCTCGTTCACGTTGCGTGAACTACGCGCGATGCCGGAACGCATGCAGCGGGCGATTAGCAGCGTGAAGGTGCGCACGGAAAATCTCACGAGCGGTGATGGTGAGACGGACACGACGATTGAAATCAAGCTGTGGGACAAGACGCGGGCGTTAGAGCTCGGCGCGCGGGCGAATGGCTGGTTGAAGGATAAAGTGGAAGTGACGCTGCCGGAAGAGCAGTTGTCACGACTGGACCGCGCGAAGGTGCGCGCACGGGGGAAAGACGAATGAGACGTAAAGCACAGCGGCGACAGAGCGGCGGGCGCCGGAATGAACCCAAGCGTGGCCGCGACGATCGCGACGGTCGCCGGCAGCAGACACGTCGCAAGTCGTGAGCGAATCCGCGCTCGTCTCCCGTAACTTCGAAGACGAGCTCCACGACTGGTGCGGCGAGCTTTACGCCGACCCGCTCGCGTGGGTCCGTGGCGCCTTTCCGTGGGGTGAACCCGGCCCGCTCGAGCCATATCGCGAGCCGGACGTCTGGCAATGCGAATTCTTCGAATGGCTCGGCCATGAAATCACGCAGCGCAAGTTCAACGGCGTCGATGCGGTGATGCCGATTCGTGCCGCCGTCGCGAGTGGGCACGGCATCGGCAAAGGCGCACTCACGGGCATGCTGGTCAGCTTCCTGATGTCGACCAGGCGCAACGCGAAAGGCGTCATCACAGCGAACACGGGGCCGCAGTTGCAGGACAAGACGTGGCCGAGCATCACGACGTGGGCGAAGCGGGCCATTACCGCGCACTGGTTCGAAATCAATACGAGCATCATGTATCGCAAGGGCTATCGCTCAGAGTGGAAGGTGAGCCCGCAGACGTGCGACCCGGAGAACTCCGAGTCATTCGCCGGCCAGCACAACGCGGCGAGCACGAGCTTCTACGTGAACGACGAAGATTCGAACGTGCCGGAAATCATCCACGAGGTGCAGGAAGGCGGCCTGACGGACGGCGAGCCGATGCACTTTCTGTTTGGCAACCCGACGCGTAGACGCGGCAGCTTCCACGACATCGTGTTCGCCGGCAAGGGGCGCGGGTGGAAGACGTGGACCATCGATGCACGGGATTGCAAGTTTCCGAACAAGGATCTGATTGCGGAGCAGTTGACGGAGTGGGGGGAAGAGAGCGACCGCTTCCGGGTGCGCGTGCGAGGCTTGCCGCCGAATGCGGAAGATGCGCAGTTTATTGACTTCATGCGGGTGCGAGATGCGCAAAAACGAAAGGTCGAGGTGCTGGATGATGAACCGCTGGTGGCAGGCTGCGACTTGGCGTGGGGTGGAAAAGATTCGAACGTTATACGCTTCCGACGAGGCCGCGATGCTCGGACAAT